TTAATACGGCTTTGCTTGCCTGCCCCATCACGTGGATTGTGCTGGCTGTAATGGCGCTAGTGGCGCTGTTTTTTGCAGGCGTTGCAGCAGTCAATAAATTTGCAGGAACAACGCTGTCTGCTGTGGGTATCGTGAGTGGAGCGATTGCGGTAGCGGGGGCGTTTATTGGAAACATCTTTGTTGCAATGATTAACTTCACGATGGATGTTTTCGCCGCACTCTGGAACTACATTGCAGCTTTCGCGAATTTCTTCGCCAATGTTTTCAACGATCCGGTCGCATCGATTGCGCGACTGTTTTTTGACCTTGCGGATACGATTCTTTCGCTCCTCGAAGCGCTTGCGGGTGCTATTGATACCCTGTTTGGCTCCAACCTTGCCGGTTCCGTTTCCGGATGGCGTGGTAATTTAAAAGGCTGGGTTGACTCGACCTACGGAAGAGGCGAAGAGGTTATGGCAAAAGTCAGCGCCGAAGACTATCACCTCCAGCGTTTTGAATATAGCGGCGCCTGGGATGCCGGATACAATTTCGGAAGCAAGTTGGGGGTTGGCGGCGATAAGTTTAATCCGTCTGGTTTTGGAACAAGCATCCCGGGGGCAGATGCTGCAGCGGCGCTTGGAGACCAGGTCGGCGGAATCGGTGGCGGCGTAAACGACATTGCCGGCAATACGGGAGCAATCAAGGACGCGCTGGACATCACCGAGGAAGACCTCAAATATCTTCGTGATATCGCGGAGCAGGAGGCAATCAACCGCTTTACGACTGCCGAAATCACGATTGAGCAGACGAACAATAACAATATTCGCGGATCCATGGATTTGGATGGTGTGGTATCCAGACTCACGGACGCAGTCAACGAGGCCGCAAACGTAATCGAGGAGGGGGTGCACGCGTAATGAGCAGAAACGGATATGATTTCTATCTCGGAAAGTGCTTGTTGCCGATTACCCCGAGCAAGCTGACTGTAAAAATCAACGGCGGAAACACCACGCTCACCCTGATGGATGAGGGACAAATCAACATCCTTCGGCGCCCGGAGTTGACGGAAATCGACTTCGAGTGCCGAATCCCTCAGACAAGATACCCCTTTGCGAAATACAAAAAGAAATTCTTGAAGGCCTCCTACTATCTCGGGTATTTTCAAAAACTCAAGATGCGGAGGGGACCCTTTCAGTTCATCGTTTCGCGCGTAAAGCCCCGCGGGGGAGTGTTTTTCTCCACCAACATGAAAGTCTCGCTCGAGGACTACACTATCACCGAGCAGGCCAAAGAGGGTTTTGACCTCATTGTAAAAATCAAGCTCAAACAGTACCGGAGCTATGGCACAAAAACAGTAACGCTGAAACAGCCCGCTCCGGACGCGCCACCGGATGCGCAGCCGCAGGCAGAGGTACAGCCGACCAGGCCGGTAGAATCAAAACCCGAGAGCAAGAGCTACAAGGAAGGCGACATTGTCAACTATCACGGCGGGACGCACTTTTTCAGCTCCTATCCGGGCGCAAAGGGTTATCCGGCAAAAGCCGGTCAGGCGCGTATCACTGCGGCGAACGGCTCCGGCAAAGCGCATCCATGGCATTTAATCCATACCAACTCTGCATCCAATGTCTATGGGTGGGTGGATGACGGGACTTTTGATTAAGGAGGACGGATGAGCATAGAACTCATGATTTCCGATGCCTCCGGAGCCAAGGCGTACATGCCGGCGGTAGAAGAGGGAGTTGAGTGGGAGACAGAGCGCAGAGGCTCGCCCGGCAAGCTGACCTTTAAGGTCCTCGGTGACTCTGCGCTGAAAGTACAGGAAGGAGCAGCCGTTCGCCTCAAGGTGAATGGCGCTCCTGTATTTTTTGGCTTTATTTTCAGTTGCAAATGGAGCAAGGACAATCTCGTAACCATAACGGCCTACGACCAGTTGCGGTATTTGAGCAACAAAGACACCTACGTATACGAGAATAAGACCGCGGCGGAGCTGATCCGGATGATTGCGGACGATTTCCGGTTAAGTGTGGGTGCTCTGGAGGCCCCTGGCTATAAGATTGCCTCTCGGGTCGAGGACAACACATCGCTTTTTGACATGATTGGGAACGCGCTCGACCTAACCCTACAAAACACGCAGAAAATGTATGTTCTGTATGACGATTTTGGGAAGCTCACATTAAAGAGCCTCGAATCAATGAAGGTTGGCGGGCAGGGGACCTATCTCATGATCGATGAGTCGAGCGGTGAAAGTTTTGAGTGCGCGTCAAGTATCGACAGCGACACGTACAACAAAATTAAACTCACCTACGACAATGATGACACCGGAAAGCGCGAGGTTTATATCGCGCAGGACGGTGCCCATATCAATGAGTGGGGAGTTTTGCAGTATTTTGACACGCTCTCCAAGGGCGAGAATGGGCAGGCGAAGGCTGATGCCCTGCTGCATCTCTACAACAAGAAGACCCGCAACCTGAAAATCTCCAATGCGTTTGGGGATATACGGGTCCGCGGGGGGAGCATGATTATTGTGAGCCTCAATTTCTGGGGGCTCAATCTGAAGAATTTCATGCTGGTAGAAAAGGTGAAGCATACTTTTAAGGAAAACCAGCATTTTATGGATCTGACATTCCGAGGAGGTGAGTTTGTTGCCTGATGCAAACGAATTTTTGCGGACGCTGAAGCGCGCCGCGCTGGATGCGGTGGAAGCGTCAAAGCCCGTGCAGGTTTGCTACGGGAAGGTAACCGCTCCCGCTCCGCTATCCATCCTCGTGGATCAGAAACTTTCACTCGGGGCGGCACAACTCCTGCTCGCGAGATGCGCGGTTGCCGAGCGGCCGCTCCAAGCCGGGGACTCGGTATTACTCCTCAGAGAGCAGGGCGGGCAGAGATATATTGTGCTCGACAGATTAGGCGCATAGCGCAGAAAGGGGGCGCGTATGATTCCATCATCTACGGGATTCCTCGCAAAGGATTTCGAGATATCGGTACAACCCACGCACACTTACAAAATGCATTTAAAGAGCGGAACCGTGCAGGGCTATACGGATGGACAGGACGCGATGCGGCAGGCAATATATAAAATTCTGTCCACGGAGCGCTACCAGTACGCCATGTACTCGTGGAACTACGGAGTGGAGCTGCTCGACCTCTACGGCGAGCCGATGACCTACGTTTGTCCGGAACTGGAGCGGCGCATCACGGAGGCGCTCACATGGGACGAGCGCATCGAAAGTGTCGATGATTTTGAGTTTGATACCTCAACCAAGGGCGAAGTGGCAGTGACATTTACCGCACATACGATTTTTGGGGATATCGAGGTTGAAAGGGTGGTGGATGTCTAATGTATGACGTGACACATGAGGAAATCCTCGGGCGGATGCTCTCAAGAGTTCCGGACAAACTCGACAAGCGGGAAGGGTCTGTGATTTTTGATGCGCAGTCCCCTGCCGCTCTCGAGTTGCAGCGGCTATATGTGGAACTGAACACCCTAATTGCTGAAAGCTACGCTGACAGCGCGTCAAGAGAGCCGCTCATCCGTCGATGCAAAGAGCGCGGCATTACGCCGTACGAGGCAACAAAAGCGCTTCTAAAGGGAGTATTTACGCCGACATCCATCGATGTGACTGGAAAGCGCTTTAACATCGGCGCTGTGAACTATACGGTCATCTCCAAAATCAAGGACGGAGAGTATCAGGTACAGTGCGAGTCGCCCGGCACAGGAGGAAATCAGCTCCTTGGGGCCATGATTCCGATTGAGTATATCGAGGGTCTTGAAACCGCAGAGCTCACGGAACTTTTGGTTCCAGGAGAGGATGAAGAGGACACTGAGGCGCTCAGAAAGCGTTATTTCCGCTCTTTCAACGAAAAGGCCTTTGGCGGGAATGTACAGGACTACCTCGAGAAAACCAACGCTATTCCGGGTGTCGGCAGTACAAAGGTGACAGGTGTTTGGGGTGGAGATATCCGCCCCGCGGAGCTGATTCCGAGCGCCGGCGTAAAGTCCTGGTATGAGGGTGTTATCGGCAAAACGAGCGGAGAAGCTGCAACGTGGTTGAAAAGCGTATACGCGGCAGCATCCGAGAAAAAGCTGACAACGAGCGGCACAGTGCTCCTCACAATCTTGAACTCTGACTACAATGCGGCGTCCGAGACGCTGATCCAGAAGGTGCAGAACGCAATCGACCCGCCGAAAGATGCGGGCGGGGGCTATGGGCTCGCACCGATCGGACATGTGGTATCTGTGAAGAGCGCTGTCGAAGTCGCAGTTGCGGTGACGACGACCATCACATTTGATACAGGTTACGGCTGGAGCAACCTGCAGACCGCCATCAACGAGGCGGTGAAGGGGTATCTACTGGAGCTCCGGAAAACCTGGGCGGAGTCAACCCACATTGTGGTGCGTATCAGCCAAATCGAAACGAGAATCCTCGGCGTCAAGGGCGTTGTTGACGTTGGAGAGACCAAAATCAATGGCGTGGAGGACAATCTGACGCTCGGGCGCTACGAAGTGCCGGTGTTTAAGGGGGCGAGCGCGTGAGGGATGTAAATCTGGTGTCCTATCTTCCGCCATTTATGACGGAGTTCAAGGAACTCACCGCCGCGTTGGATGCAGAGAACCCTGAATTCGTTCTTCTCTGGGTTGCGATAGACAGGGTTTTCCAGAACATGTTCATCGAGACTGCGGACGAATATGGACTTTCTCGGCTTGAGGGGGTTCTGGGCATCCTTCCCACCCCCGCGGACACGCTGGAGAGCCGTAGGCAGCGGTTACGCGGTAGCTACACCAGCGATTTGCCGTATACAGAGCGTAAGCTCAAGGAAATACTCGAGTCGATGTGTGGAAAGGGTAATTTCACACTGATTGTGCAACCCGAAAAAGGAATTGTCGCGATTAAACTGCGCTTGGCCGCGGAGCGCGTCAAAGAAAACATTGAGGCTGTTGTGGGAGAGATTATACCCGCCGGTATGCTTCTGGATGTGGTCCTCATCTATAACCGCTGGTCGAGGTTCTCAAGGCTCCGCTGGGATGATGTGAAAACGGAAACCTGGAGGAGCGTTTTTAGTGCGCAGAAGTGGCAGGAGGGAGAGGAATGAAACTGACAAAGAACTACAAGCTCAAAAAGCCGGAGCCCTCGGATTTCATCGATGTCGAGACTGATTTTCACGAGACGCTGGACACCGTAGACGCCGAACTCAAAAAGCACGCCGACGCGCTGGCCGGTGTAAAGAAAAACTGGCGTGTCGCGTTACCCGCAGCCGCTTGGACGTCGACTTTTCCGTACTCGCAGACGGTTCCAGTTCCGGATATGAAGGCTGACTACACTCCGATCTGGGGTGTTCTGAACGAGGAGAGCACGGAGGCGCGTGCCAAGCAGGTGGCAAGGGTCCAGCTGAAAAGCGTAATCACGCAAAACGGCAGTATCCGCGTATCCTGCATGAAGCGCCCGGCCGTGGATATCGTGCTACTCGGAGAGGGGGTATAAATGGCAGATTGCATTATCGCCGGTACCGGCGGA